TAGGTGTTAACAGGTATGCAATAACACTTAAAGCAACACCAACAGCTATCTGACCCAAAACAGTTAGTGTTCCTGCTTTCGTAAGAAACAAAGCTGTAACAGGATCACACCTGATGTCAGGAATATGCTCATAGCCTTTTGGTCTTTCTTTTGACTTGGCTGCTACCTGCTCAACAAATTGCCAATACTCTTCTTCTGTTATTCCAAGGAGGTTGCACAGATCTGCTTCCGTTGGAAGTAACACCCTTCTACCAAAAGGTTGTCTAGCGGACACCAAATCACCACCTGGCCT